GAATCATTACAAGAATAGTACAGGACATATGTGTTCACAAAAAGGCTGGGACAAGGTACCGATAGATACTGTGTGGCTTCTCTTGACTGAAGAGATAGGGGAACTTGCGTCTGCGATTAGGCAACATCAGAAGACTTATACGAAGACAGGGTTGAAGAAGGAGCGAGGTATTGACATTAAGATGGAGATGGGAGATGTTTTTAGTTATCTGTTTCAACTGGCTTATATGCTCAAAATTGATCTTGATGATATGTGGAAGTGTCATCAAATTAAGGTTCAACAAAGAAAATATATATCAGCATATTAATAATGAGCCAGCTTATGTTAGACGACGAAATGACTATCAACGATATAAATCCATTTGTAAATTGCCCTCCTGGTGCATGGTCGCGTCCTTATAAATACGCTTCTAATGTTACAAATATTATAGAGCAGGAACCAGAATTTCTTACAGGTGATAACCGGGGTGTAGAATTTAGATGTCCTCTTAACAGACCTCTTTATCCAGAGAGAAATATAGATAAAGGGTTCTGGTCGTTGTGTAAGGAAACTGTGAAGAAGGTTGATCAAGGTACTTTTTTTGTTCCGTTTATAATTATTATTCTACTTGTTATTCTATTTATTAGTTATATGGAGTAATTCATTGTAAAGCATCTCTAGGCGTGCTGCATTACGGCATGTTTCTATAACAACAAACAGATGGTTCGAAACAAGAGAATTGGAAAACTCCTTCTGCCATCTACAATTGGTATTTATCTGAGGAGGATAGAATGTGGGATCCAAGATCGGAACAAGATACATAAAACGTCCAGGATTAAACTCAAGTTTCTTCAGAAGAAAAACACACATCTTTCGAAGAACCTCTACATTACGCACAACCATGGTGTCTAGAAACTTGTGAACGGGGACTGGTTCAAAAAAATTTATTACATTCCAATCTCCCGCGGGTTGGGTGTTTATCCAATCTGTCTTATAGCAACCATATTCTCCTGGGATATCCATTCTATAATAGAGTGCGACGCAATTATCATTCGCATTATACTCTGCTGATATGAGAGTTGTGTCGAACACCATTTATATTATAGATGATGTAATCTCTAATAGGTGAAATCATGTTTCTTATTTACAACTTGAGGGAGAGATTTCTCAAGTATTGTACGCAGTTCATTACACTTTTCTACAATGTTCTCACACTTATGAACTTCAAGTTGTATACAAGAAAAGCAACAGTCCTTCTTACAATAGGAACACATGATTAGAATGCACTTCTTGTTACAGTGTTCACACCTCATGTACTATACTATCAAAATTTATGTTTTAAATAAACTTAAGTACATCTGTTCCCATGAGTAAGAACAGAATGAATTGGACATCCATAGCCAACGACACTTTTCATTATGTCGCAACTCTCGGTGAGTTTCGCAAGAAATTCCCTGAGACTTCATGGGTAAAGATTACAACGATAACTATGATCGCCAAACTTGGTATAGACATTGATGTCGCTCTCATAAGAAAAGTCTTCAATACTGTAGGTAATATAACAATAAAGAAAAAAGATGCTCAGTTTGGTTCCGGTTTGGTATGGAAACTTGCTCACACCACATTTTACAATCAAATCTCACTTGAATATCAAGATGGTTATAGCAAAAAGTCAATAAAGTTATTTCCTAATGGCTCTGTACAAGTCGCAGGCTGTACCGATCTCTTTGATTGTAACCGAGTGATAAAGCAACTCCAAGAACTTATTAAGTTACTTCTTACTAAAGATGTCAAATCTACCGGCTTTCAGGTCGTTATGATAAACTCAAACTTCAGTTTAAATTACAATCTTAATCTTCACGAGGTAGCCACACACTTCTCTCGTAACAGAATCTTTGATGTGAGTTTTGATCCTGACCGGTATTCAGCAGTGAAGATAAAATTCAAACCTGCTGCTGATATGAAAACTGTTACTGTTAGTATTTTTGGAACTGGTAAGATTATCATTACAGGAGCAGAGACTCTCAAAGAGATTGTTTTTGCATACAACATTATAAACAGTCATATAGAATCTCGACCGTCTATAAAGGTGGAAAAGACTTCCACAGTGGATATATACGGTGATATTATTGGATTTTCTATGGAAGATCTTCTCAAGTTTGTAGAAAAAAAGTGGAAGCCATGGTTGTTTACAGAAACAAACTACAAAATTAATTTCTAAAATGATTATAAATAAAGTATGTCTCAGAGATTAGGTATGTCCGATGGTCGATGCTTCACCATTAACACCGCAAGTGGTCTCCTCAATGATCATATAATGCAACTTAACAACATTCGTTTTGAGGACAACTATGCTTACCGCAATTATCTACAGAAGATGGGTCCAAGTGCTCTTAAGCAGATCGAGGCTGTTCAGGGGAAAGAGACGGGTAAGAACTTTGCAAATCAATGTATGGCCTGCAACAAGCCTCTATTAAAAGTACCACACACTTACTAAATAACGAGTATGAACAAAATAGTGATTGATGGCAACATAGGTGCAGGAAAGACTACACAGATCAATATGTTGCAAAACCTGCTCTATAATGTAAAAAAAGAACCTATTCATCTGTGGCCTCTTGAATTATTCTACAGTAATCCCGAAAGGTGGGGATTTCTCTTTCAGATGACCATTCTCAAGACTCTTATCCCAGACACAAAGACCTGTATATATGAACGTTGTCCTTTGAGTTCGTTGAAGGTATTCTGGGAGATTCTCTCGAAACACTCAGAAGAAGACAAATTGTACAAGGCTTTCTATCGTGATTACGGTTGGTCACCTGACGTCTACATATATATCAAGACTCCCCCTGATATATGTATGGAGCGCATTAACTCTCGCACCCAAGATGGTGATTCGGGGGTTTCACTGGATTATCTCCGTACCCTCGATTCTAAGTACCTAGAGATGTATGATGGTCTCGATTGTAAGAAGTATATTATAGATGGAACACAATCTGAAGATATTATACTTCAAAATATTCTATCTATAATTAATACATGGAGTGTGCCATATGTTTAGAGAGTGTCCGAAGAACAAGAAACTCTCCACATCTTGACTGTGGACATCAATTTCATACAACTTGTTTTAACAAATGGCAGGAACATGGGGGAAAAACATGTCCGATGTGTAGAGACTATATAAAGAAGTCATTGTGGAAGATTACAGTACACATTGAAAATACAGAGACTGGTAACAATCAGACTCATTCGGTGCTACGACACGTCGATGATGTTCCTGAACTAGAAAATTTATTACATGCTCAGGTTGGGTTTGAGTTGGAAGAATTAGACGAACTTCAAGAGATTTTTGATTCCGGATTTTTTGGACTTACTGGGTCCGACCTTGATACCATTCGTCTTAACACAGAATGAACAACAGTACTTACTGTAATTATGAGTGTACTTCCTGTTTGCCGTCAGAGGATTTAGGATTGCCTTACCACTGGCATCTTTGAGCAACGCACCAGTAGCCCAACCTTGTTTGTGACTCCATATATTCGCCTTGAATTTAAGGATCCTCCCAGGATATACCGGGCCAGCCATCTGTATTGTGGACATAGGAACATGAAAGAACTTTGCGATTGACTGTGTAGTCTCCCCTGGTTTCACCTTGTAATCAACCTTTTCATGTTGTTTGTAAAAGTGAAAATCACCATGCAAATCACCAAAGGAGTTTGTTGGTGCAACAAACATCATAATCTTGTAGTATCCCTTCTTGCACAACTTCTTAGCAGGAACTTTGTAGACTTTATCGGGATTATCCGAAATAACACGGCGAGCCAAGTCTTTACAGTGTGTATACGTATGAGGGAGCTTGGACAGTCCAGAACGGTCACCTGGTATACTCTTATGACGCCTGTAGTCCTGAAAGTCTCCTACAGCATAAGCATAACAATTGTTTGACCTTACTCCATTTTCCCATGGACGACGACTAAAAACTGGTGAATACCCATTTGCTTTTATTCTTTTCAGAACATTCTTTACAGATAACATTTACTATTTATACATTTTTTTTCTCAGTAGATAATAAATGTTTCGTCAGCAAGTAAAAAGCAAGAATCAGAGAGAGTTGATTAATAATTTTGTTATGTTTATCGTTCTCGTTATCATTAGTGCATTACTTGTAAAATTGTTCTGG